ATTGACCTTTCTAAGGTTAAAGACAAAAAGAAAGGCTACCGTTCAGTGGTACGTCTTTTACCTAACTTAACTCAAGAGGGTAAAGTTGGACAAGCAGCAGTTGAGAAGATTACTCACTATGTTGACATTAAAAACGCAAAAGAATTATCTGGATGGTTTGACTCAGCTAAGAACTTCAATGAGAAGTGTCCTTTAACTGATTTGTATTACAATATGGTTAATTCTAAAAACGCAATTCTTCAAGAAAAAGCTAAGTGTTTGAAGTATTCTAAGAAATACTACTCTTATGTTTTGGTTATTGAAGATGAAAATCAACCTGAATTAGTAGGTAAAGTTATGATTTTTCAATATGGTAAAACCATTAAAGATAAAATCCTAGCTGAAAAAAATGGTGAAATCTCTGGTGTTCCTTGTAACGCATTTGATTTAACATCTGGTAAAGATTTTGTTCTTTTAGTTAAAGAAATCCAAACTGGTGATGAAACTTATCCAGATTATAAAAACTCTATGTTCAAACCAGAAACATCTTCTCTTCCAATTTATTTTGAAGATAAAGCATCATTCAAAAATGTTCCTTTGGTAGATGGTAAAATTGATCCTAAGGCTCAAACAATGGTTAAAGACTTTTTGTTGAAGAGAGAACATGAGTTGGAAGAATTCGCTCCAAAACGTTTAACAGAAGAACAACATGCTAAAATCAATGAGATTACAGCTTACTTAACTGGTAAGTCTTCTGGTAACTTTGGATCTAAAGAATCTAAACCATCATCTGATGATTTTGAAATAGATGGTGTAGTTACATCTGGAACTAAGGAAGTTGCATCTTCCGATGCTGATGATTTCTTTGCAGATTTCAATTAATAACTTTCTAAGTATTAAAAACCCTCTAAGTAATTAGAGGGTTTTTTCTTTTAAATAAAGAATACTCATAAACTTAATGATATATTTATAATATAAATAATTGATAAAAAATATTTAAAAAGATGTATAAAGGTAAAAAATACACAGACCTAACAACTGGAAGAGTAGTCGAGATTAAAGATCATTTTGAGGATATCGCTATACTAGACAACAATAGTAAGATAAAATTAAACAGATTGTTGGATAAAAACTTTTTTGATGAATACATTGATCCAAATTCATTTTTCAAAAATGATGGACTACTAAGTACATTTGCTCAAAAGATTAAACAAATTCCAGATGATTTTATTAACAATATGAACGAAAGTTCTAGTCCAAATACAATTAGAAATGGACAAGTTGATTTAAATAACATTAGTGGATCAACCTCTGTTAGACCAATGAACGATGAGCCAGCAGTTTTACTATCCGATCCAGAATTAGAGAAAGAAGAATTGATGAGAAAATATAACATTCAAAATAATCCAATTAATGAAGCTCAGAGACAACTTGAGAAGTTTCAACAATTACTTGGTGAAGAAACAACTGAACCAGTTCAAAGAGTTGACGTAAATAGAGATGAATCTGTTCAGTCTGTTCAAAAAGTTGAGGTAAATAGAAATAAAATTAACGAACCTATTCAAAACGATGTTAGAGAAAACAATGTTCAACAAGTAGAAGTTATGAGAGAAGTCATTCAGCCTAAAGTTGAAGATCCAATTGTAACTATGTTTAAGAATGTTAAAAGAAATACCGACTTCAAAATATCACTTGATATTGAAAATAAGATTCCAAGATTTGACTTTATTGAAATGATGGAGGATTCTTATAATACAAGTATTATTGATTTCTTAGCCAATGAGTTTACTAACAATCTTTTAGAAAATCCGGATATTATTAAAAATAAAATCAAAGAGGAAATTGAAAGATTGGTATATAAAAATAAATCTAAGGTTGAAAAGATAAATGATGTATCCGAATCTCCTCTAAAAGATGTCAACCCACAAATTACAGATGCGGTTACCCAAGTTAAACCTGTTAGAAAACCAAGACCTAATACAGCTCAGGGTGAGAAGGGTTTTGAAAAAGGAAAAAAAGAAACTTCTAAATAATGATTGATAAACAGTTAATTGAAAGTGCTAAAATTATAAGAAGAGAGTTCTTAACACTATCTAGAAATCTCGATGAATATCAAGATGATGTTAAAAATTTAGGTTTTTTTCTTCAGAGTAAAGCATCTGAATTAGAATCTTACAGTGAGAAGAATCTTAAAAGGTTATCCAGTAGAGATGATTTAGATAAGGTAGTTAAACATATCTTATCCGAAGTTGAATCTATAGAAGAAGAAGAAAAAAAGTTATCTAAAAAAGTCTCTTCTATAAATGATAAAATTGAAAAACTTAGAAAAGATGAGATAAAACTTTATGAGACAATTAAGCATAGATATCCAAGTTTATCAGATGACCAAATATCAAAAGAGGTACAATCTCAATTGGATGAATAAAATAAACCCTTCTAATTAATTAGAAGGGTTTATTTTTTAATATATAAATCAAAATCCTTTGGTTAAATGCGTGTATCTAAATTTATAAAAGCACATAAAGATATCTTATTAGAATATATCTATGATGATAATAACAACATAGGTGAGACCTATAGAGTATTATATAACATTAAAGATAACTCCACGTCTTATGTGGCTGGTTCGGCCAGTTCAACTGGTAATACATCAGATAATCAATTATTTAAAATTGATGGTGTAACTAATAACTACGGGTTATTAAATAGTAATAATTATAACTTTCTTCAGTTTAAAGATTATGCTTCTGGATTTCCATTAAGACATGATATTATTAAAATCCACCTACCTATAAACTACACATTTGGTGAGAATATAGGTTGTTATATTAGGGTTTATACTTTTGATTATAACAATAAGAAGACTTATGATTTTTGTAATTTCTTTTTTGACGTAACTGATGTAGACCAATCAAACCTACTTAATTATACAAGTCCACCGTTATTATTTCAGGAAAAGTTATGGGGTAAAAACATTACTATAAATATACCTTCAATTTTTGCAGTAGCCAATCAAAGAACAAATGGTAACATAAAACCAAATAGTGTTAATTTTAATTTAACTGATGGTGTTGGTATAAGTCTTAATGCTCCAATATTTATAGACTTTCACTTTATCACAACAAGTAAAACTATTAATAAAATAACTACCTATTACTTAACTGCAAAGACTCCAATTAGTTTACCACAAACACCAGACTTTGAAAAGTTAGGTGTTAAAATTCAACATTCGAGTGCTGGTGATTACTTTGAAGTATATGGTGTTTATAATGATAATATATCAGAGTTTAAAAATTTTATTGATAGTTCTGTTCAATTGGGTAACCGATATTATGTTACATATACAATAACTTTATATGAACAAAATATCCGAGGTAAATCATTTACTATAACCCAAACAAATAATTTCAATGAGAAGATAGAGTATAGACCTATTATTAAATATAGTACTACTACATCTATTATTGATGTTGAGATGAATGTTATTGATGCTGTTGATAATTCTTCTATTTATAGAAGAGCTTCTTATGGTATGTTACAAGATGAAGTTGCTAAGTATAGTTTGAATCTTACTAAGATTAATATTGCAAATGCACATAAACCAAAAATTTATAATATTAAATCACCAGAAGGTGCTGGAATTTTTGCTTTAAATAAGAACAACAATGGTAGAGGATTAACTGGGAGTGGCCAAGCTAAACCACAAGTTATGTTGGAAGCAATTAAAGTTAACTACACGGTTCTTGCTGATAGATTTAATGTTGTTGCTAAGAGTGATAATGTTTTAATTGGTAAAAAGAATTTCTATGGTATTGGTAAGTTAAAATTGGTATTACAACCATTTGATAATATAATTCAGTTTATAGTTGCTCAAGATGTTAATAGTGATCAACAAACAGTTGATGCAGGAAACGGCACTACTTTACAATATGTAAATTCTCCTGTTTATATGGACATGACTAATATGGGTGAAATTAAATTAATAATAAAGAATGATAAATTATCAGTTGAATGCAAATTATATATGGCTTCTAACCAAGTTGACTTATCAAGAGGCGTCGTTGTATTTAAGGTTCCATCAAGTAGAATGAATGATGTTAAAAAGATATATGACTCTGGTATAAATGTGTTTTATATAACAAGTTCACAAGACTCCGGAACAGTTGTAGTTTACTCTGGTATTTACATAGTTTATGATTCTAAAGATAATGTTATTAATCTTAATAACACAGTTGCTCAAATGCAAGCTAATATGGGAAATAATCAAGAGCCTTCTATTATTACCGATCCAAACGCACCTAAAGGTACAGCAATTGTTACTAGGAAATTAGTTGGTAATACAACAACAATGTCCGGCACTGCTTCGGTTGTTAATGGTTCTTCAACTAAGAATAACACTTCAACTACTACTTCAACAACATCTACTTCAACAGAAGCATCAACAAAAATTGGCGGAGTTACTTACACCGTCACTTCTGGTTCTGGTATAAAAATAGATGGTATGAATTGGAGTTCCGGAAACATCAAAGGAGCTTTATCGTTAACAAGTAATCCTACTAACCTTACTATTAAAAGTGATAGTTTATATTCTAATGGTAAATATTTAGATAAACTATCTGAATTAAAAAAGAAATTAGAAAATAAGTACGTTTTATCATCTGACGAAAAGACAATACATACACAAGTCACAAAAGATTTTAAAAATAATAATCCACAATAATGAGACTTAGTAGTCAAGGTTCCCAGTTCATCTTTAATTTGCCTAGTGATTTCTTACCACAAGAGATTATTAACACATATTCTCCAATTCTTGAAAAGAACTGGATTCAATATGAAAATGTAATTGATTATTTGAACTCAACTATTAAATCGGTAAACTATCCAGGTTTAAGTATTCAGACACCAGAACAAACTTTAATTCGTGGTAAAAAAAGAGCGTATAAACCTTCTACAAATATACAAGATATTCTTGCTTCACATGATTTAGCAGTTGTATTTAGAAGTGTTGATGCTGATTTAAACTATTGGTTAGCATATGACCTTTTTAGTAAACATTATTTAGATGTTGAAAATCTTTATATTAATCCATTTATAATCACTGCAGTTGACATATGGAGAGATGCTATTTATAGAATCAAGTTTATGGAGTTAATTGCTATATCTTTAAGTGATAATACTTTTGATTATTCACAGCAAAAAACAAACGCCAAGGAATTCACCGTGACGTTTAGATTTAATTTTACCGATGTTGAATTCTTATTAAATAAATCAAAAGTATTAGAAACAACTAATATTCCTACTATTATTCAAAAGATTTAAAGTATTGCCAAGTTGACGTTACCATATCTTTAATTGACCTTTTACACGTCCACCCTGTTTTTGAAATCTTATCTACATTTGCCCAAATAGCTTCAACATCACCTGGTCTTCTTGAATTAAACTGATAGTGTATTTTAATATTATTATATTTTTCAAAGTTTACTAATAGTTCTAATACTGATAGTCCACTACCGGTCCCAATATTAAATATATCAAACTGATTACTTTTATTTTTTAAATGTGTTAGTGATGATACGTGAGCTGATGCTAAGTCTGATACGTGTATATAGTCTCTTATACAAGTTCCATCTTTTGTTTCATAGTCATTTCCATAAATATTAAAAACTTTATTTTCACTATATGACTTACAAATCATGTTAATAACACTCTCCCTATGTTGGTCACCAATTAGTCCAGAATCATGGCATCCAACTGGATTGAAATATCTAAGTATTACAATATTCATATTTGACTTTTTTGAATAGTCTGTTAGAATTTCCTCACATATTTGTTTAGTGTTGCCATATGGTGACTCTGCTTTAGATAGTGGTGACTCTTCGGTTACGGGAAGTTCTTTTAAGTTGCCATAAACTGAGCAACTTGAAGAGAATATAAAGTCTTTAACATTAAATTTATCACAACATTTTAATAAATTTAGAAGGCTATTGATGTTGTTATCATAATATAACAAAGGATTTTTAACAGATTCATCAACAGATTTATATGCAGCAAAATGAATTACTCCAGTGATTTCATTATCAATAAATAGTTGTTCAAGTGAGTCTAAATCACAAACATCAATTTTATGATTTGTAAAATTTGGTATTAGTTTTGATATATTATCAACTTGTGTCTGACTAGACCTTCTTAAATCATCAATAGATATAAATGGTATGTTATTCTCATATAACTCTATTAGAGTATGACTTCCAATGTATCCACACCCACCGGTTACTAATATCATTATTAACTTTTTATTTTTTCTAAAATAGACTTAATCTTGTCTTGTCTTGTTATTAGTTTACCTTGATTCATTATTGTTTGTAAAATTTGAGCATCAATTGATTTAGTTAATTCATCAGTTAACACTTTAGAGATTTCTGATTCCACATCAAGACCATAATGATGTCCAGTTGAATAATGTTCACTTTTTACTGTAATTCTTTTTACTGAAAAAGGTTTACTCATAATAGTTTGTTATTTCATATCCTCCATCTTGTAGGTATTTATCTTTAGCAAACAATTTAACATCTTCTTGTACCATTTCGGATATTAATTCTTCAACTTTATATTTAGGTTCCCATCCTAATTTAGTTTTAGCTTTGGTATAGTCACCTATTAGTAAATCAACTTCTGATGGTCTAAAATAAACTGAGTCAATTTCAACTAAAACATCTCCAGTTTTAGAATCGATTCCTTTTTCATTTACTCCTTCTCCGATCCATTTAATATTAGTTCCAATCTCATTAAATGCCAACTCAACAAATCTACGAACTGACATTTTACGATTTGTTGCTAAAATATAATCATCTGGTTGATCTTGTTGCATCATCAACCACATGCCTTCTACAAAATCCTTTGCGTGGCCCCAATCTCTTTCAGCATCTAAATTACCAAGATATAATTTATCATTAAGTCCGTGATGTATTTTAGCAACTGCTCTAGTAATTTTTCTTGTTACAAATGTTTCACCTCTAACTGGTGATTCGTGATTAAATAAAATACCGGAGCAAGTAAACATACCATATGATTCTCTGTAATTTTTAGTAATCCAGTGTGCATATAATTTAGCAACCCCATATGGACTACGTGGATAGAATGGTGTGGTTTCTTTTTGTGGAACTTCTTGAACTAATCCAAACATCTCAGATGTAGATGCTTGGTAGAATTTAGTTTTCTTTTCTAATCCAAGAATACGAATTGCTTCTAGTATTCTAAGTGTACCTAAGGCATCTGAGTTTGCTGTGTATTCTGGTGTTTCAAAACTTACTTTAACGTGAGATTGTGCAGCTAAGTTATAGATTTCATCTGGTTGTACTTCTTGGATAATTCTAATTAAGTTGGTTGCATCAGTTAGATCACCAAAATGTAAAAAGAAATTAGAAAACTCATGTTTATCTTTATAAAGATGATCAATTCTATCTGTATTAAAGAGAGAACTTCTTCTTTTAATGCCATGAACTATATAACCTTTTGACAGAAGTAGTTCTGCTAAGTATGATCCGTCTTGACCGGTTATTCCGGTTATTAATGCTTTTTTCATATCATTTATAATTTTCTATGTAATCACTACAAATACCAATACATTTTGTAATATCATCATTATTTATTTCTGGCAGGACAGATATACTTTTTTCGATTGGTTGTTTTCCAGGATAGGCCCAAATGTGATTAAGTGAAGTTAATGTTACTGTATCTGTTTCATGCCAAAAGTAGTTAAACTCATATTGACATTCTCTAAAAAAAATAATGGAGTCAATATTTTTACAGTGAATCCAGAGTTTAGTTATTCTATCTCTAAACCATCTAAGGTCAACACCATAGTCTGGGTTATCATGTCCTAACCACAACATTTTATCTTTATACCAAACATCTACTTCAACATTATAACCTTCTTTTATGGCTTTGTCAATATATGCTGGTTCATTTTCAAAAGACTCAAATGGTCCATTTGTATTACCTCTGTGTGCGATTAGTATCATTAGTTTCTGTGATTTTCTAAATAAAAATTTAAGTCTTCCGGTGTTCCCAATCCCCACATTTTTGTCGATTCAAAAATTCTGATTTTTTTAAAGTCTTCTATGGCCTGATTATAAACCGGACAAACATAAAACTCATTATTAACTCTGATATTTCTTTCTATCATTTGTTCAGCATACTTAACAAAGTCACTTCCATGTTTCCAGTAATAAAATCCAACTGTCGCATTATCAGATATTGGATTTTTCTCTGATACTTCTTTCACAAATCCCTTATCATCAATTCTAGCAAAAGACCATTTAGGGTGAGTTGATTTGAATGTAACAATGCCACCATCACAATTTGATTCTTGCATTTTATACATAAACTCATTTGAGTCCCATTCAACAAATTGATCAGAGTTTGCAAAAAATAAAGGACTATCATTATTAATATAATGTTTTGCTAGTAATGCGGTACACGCAGCTCCTTCGGTTAAGACATCTACTTCAACTATTTTACATCCAGGTGTAATTAAATTTAACATAGTATCGAGATTATATTTTTCCCTATGTGATTTTTGCACAACATAAATATAATTAGCATCTATGTTTAAATTCTCAACAACTACTTGAATCATTGGTTTGTTATTAACTTCAATTAAAGGTTTTGGAAAAGTGTAACCCGCTTGTTGGAATCTACTACCAGCACCAGCCATAGGTATTAATATGTTTAGTTTTTCATTTTTCCATTTTGGTGTTATTTGAGTATTTCCCATTTTTATCTCATTTATCTTTTTTATTATATTAGAATAGTTAACTTCGGTTGGTGATTTTACTCTTAAAATATGAGATTTACTTCTTGATGCTGCCAAAAGACCATATGGTGAATCTTCTACTATTAAAGTTTGTTCTGGTAGAAAACTCATCTTTGATATTGCTTTCCAGTACATTTCAGGATGTGGTTTAGAGTTTTTAACATCTTCATTTGATATTATCAAGTCAATATATTCTATAATTCCCAATTTAGAAAGAACTGTCAGTACAGTCTTGCGAATACTGTTGGAACAAACAGCTATTTTATATCCATCATTGGTTAGTGAATTCATACATTCTATTAGTTGGTCTGATTGAGACAAATTTTTTAATTTATCAATGGTTATTTTTTGCTTATTCATCCAAATTTCTTCATATAGTTCAACAGGTAATCCTT